TCAGATTTACTCACGAGTCAGTTTTGATGATGGGGTCACATGGTCTGGCTGGGTTCCACAAGGCAAGGCTCCCATTTCAAGTTTGACTCAAGGAGATAACCTTGAGAGAGCAAGGCTCCAATTCAAAGTTGTATTTGATAGATACGATATTACTGCCACTTACAGCTATTTGATGAGCATTTCAATGAGCATAGTCAAGGAGGTTGACGTGCTTNTNCCAGAGACCACAGAAATTAACTACTTGAGTGACCGTATTCAGCCATTTATGGAGGTTCAAATGCCAGACGGTAACTGGATTGAGTTTCCTCTGGGAGTTTTCCTCTTGAGCACACCAACGAGACATGATGATGTAAATGGAGTGTACCGAAATATTGAAGCTTATGACGGTCTTATTATTCTTGATGATGATAAATTCACTTCAAGGTATAACATTCCAGCTGGTACGAAATACACCAAAGCTGTTGAGGACATTCTCATTAGTGCTGGAATTACTCGGTTTAACATTGCTGATAAAGCTGACACGTTGACAACTGATAAGGAGTTTAAGATTGGCACAAGTAAGNTGGAAGCTATTAATGAGCTATTGGGTGCTATTAACTATACACCTATTTGGGTTGACGCTAATGGCTATTTCATAGCTTACCAGTATGTTTCTCCAGCAGATAGACGAGAGGACTTCACTTATGCTGATGATGAGCTTTCAGTTATTTATGATGGTATGGAAGAGGAGCTTGACTTAACGAATGTTGCAAACTATTGGGTTGTAACTCAGTCAAACCCAGAGAAGGAGCCACTTGTTGCAACAAAGGTCAACAATAACCCAGACAGTCCAACTTCAACGGTCAACTTGGGAAGAACAATTGTGGATTTCCGAGAGGTGGATGACATTTCAGACCAAGCAACTCTCAACGCTTATGTTGATAGGATTGCTTTTGAAGCTTCTCAAGTCTTTGGAAAGCTGAAGTTCAAAACAGCACTTATGCCATTCCATGAGTATGCTGACGTGCTTCATATTAAATATGACACTCTCAAGATTGATTATAAATTCAGTGAAACCAATTGGACTATGAAGCTTGAAGCTGGTGGTGAAATGGAGCACGAGGTCAGAAGGGTGGTGAGTATTTAATGAACGCTGAGGAATTTGTTAGTTTAATAGCAAAGCTCAACAAACAAGACAAAGCTTTCTCATTGGGAACTATTGGAGGTGTTTCTGGTGGGAAAGCAAGAGTTAAGTTTGATGGGGAGAGCACAGCTTCAAGCAAATACTATTCTTGTTTAAGCTCTTATTCTCCAGTTGTTGGAGATAGGGTTTTAATTGCTAATATTGCTGGTACTCATGTGGTTTTGGGGAAAGTCACTTAATAGACAACTGGATTTGGCACTTGGGGAGGTGACATAACAATGGACTTGCAATGGCTCAGTGAATTAGCAAACTCTGAAGCCACTTTTGCTTTGCTCTTCATTGCTGGACTTTACTTTATTGGTAAGTGGTTCATGAACTATGTGCAAGAGCAGAAAGAGGAGAACAAACTCAGAGAAGAGCAACTGATTGAGAACTATAAAGAGCAACTCAACAAGTCAAACGAAAGGGAAGTGAGGTTGATTGCTCACCTTGAAAAGAATACACAACAGCTGGAGAATATTGCAAACACTCTGGATAGTGTTGAAAAACGTCTCACTTCTTTTGAGAGCAAAGTTAATGGAGACCTCAACAACGTATGGAAAGAGCTTGGAGGTAAAGTTGACAAGGTATAAAACATAAGGGAGTTGGTAAGAATGTGTAAATTGATTGCACTTGATGATGGACATGGTATGGAGACAGCTGGTAAGCGTACTCCTTACATTCCAGAGTTGGGAAGACAAGTGAGGGAGAACGAGTTTAACCGAGCTGTTGTAAAGTTCTTGGATGAGGAGTTGAAGCGTTGTGGATTCAAAACACTCTTGACAGCTCCAACTGATGAGGACACTCCACTTGCAACTCGTGTGGCTCGTGCTAATAATGCGAAAGCTGACCTATTCATTTCTATTCACTATAATGCACTTGACGGAAAATTTGATGGTGAGAGGAAAGACCCAGAAGGGTTCTCAGCTCACGTTTACCTTGGTAACAAAAACACAAAGAGTGGTCAGTTCGCTAAGATTGCACTGAAGCACTTGGCTGGGGGAACACCTCAGAAAAACCGAGGGGTTGTTGAGCAAAACCTTTATGTGACTCGTAACACTAAAATGCCAGCGGTTCTCTTTGAGCTGGGCTTTATGGACAACAAACGAGAAGCACTCTTGATGGTTGATGTTAACTTTCAAAAAGAATGTGCTCAAGAGATTGCAAAAGCTGTCTGTGAGTTTTATGGCAAGAAGTATGTCTCCAGCAATACTGTGAGCAAACCAAACAAGCCAGCAAACAACACAAGCGGTCACATTGGAGTTGCCACTGTAAAGGTTGACACTCTGAATTTACGCTCTGAGCCAAGCGTGAAAGGGAAGCTTATTCGCACACTCAAGAAAGGTGAAGCTTATAAGGTTTATGCCATTAAGGATGGCTGGTATAACCTTGGAGCTAACCAGTGGGCTTCTAATGTTGGCAACAAGTATATGACTTTCAAGGCTGTTGAGCCAACTACTCATACTGTTGCTAAAGGTGAAACTCTCTGGGGTATTGCTCAGAAGTATAAAACAACTGTTGCAAAACTCAAAGAGCTGAACGGTCTCAAGTCAGACGTGATTCAGATTGGTCAGAAATTGAGAGTCAAGTAATTTGGCTCTCCCTCTAACGAGGTAAAACATTCTCGCCCACTCAACTGGGGAGTCAAAAATAAAAACGTAGAAAGGAANATATGGTGATAATTATGAAAAAATTTATTATGTCTCGTAAGTTCATGACAGCAATGGGAACGATTCTATTTATTGTTTTGACTCAACTTTTGGACATTCAACTTGATGAGCAAGCTTACTGGTCAATTCTTGGTACAGCTATTGCTTACATTCTTGGTGAAGCTCACATTGACGCTAAACGAGAAGCAAACAAACAGAAAGAAACTCAAGAGTAACACTGGAGAGGGGCTGAAAAGCTCCTCTTTTTTTATACTCCAGAACACATTTTAAAAAAAATAAAAAAAAAGGTTGCATTTATGGTATGACCATGGTATTATTTGAATAACACCACGAAAAACCCACAACAAAATAAAAACGAAATGGGGAGATAAAAAGTGAAAACTTATAAAAGNTCTGGAGTACGCTTCAATATTGTNAACGAGTTGCCNACTGAGGTGAAAAACAAGTTCTTGAAGGTAGTNAACGAGTTTATTCAAGGTCAAAATGACTTTGACAGAGTTGAAGCAATTCTTGACTATATCGCTGGTGGGGCTTGTGGGAGAGTTTACGATTTAGGGAAAGGTTTCGTTGTCAAAATTAATAAGTTTAACTGGGGAGCAAATACACCAGACGGTGACATTTTAAAAGACCTCCAAGGGGTTCCCTTCATTCCAAAAGTTTACTGGTACTCAGAAGACAATAGATTTATTGTAGTACAGAAAATTGATGGTGTCACGACTGGGAGCTACAATGGAGATTTTATATTCCAGAAGAAATGGGAGCAAGAAACATTCAAACAAATGGCTCAGAAAGTTTATGAGCAATGCAAGGAGCGTGGCTGGGTTCCGAATGATATTCATGGTGGCAACTGTATGATTGACCGTCAAGGCAACTTCTGGATTGTTGATGTTGGTCTTTTTAAAAGGATTGATGAAGATTACNTTGGAAGTGACTTGTTTGTAAGCGACTTGTTTGGAAGTGGCTTGATAGATTTAATTGCAGAAGGAGAACGCATTGGGTATTGGCACAATATGAAGTTTACTAAGAAAATCGCTGAAGCGGTCTAATTTTATAGTCTATGGTATGACCACAGTAAAACTAAAATAATACAAGGGGATGGGTATTATGAAAAAACACTACACTCAGATGACAAAACAAGAAATTGACTTCCTTGTGAATAAATTCAAGTCAATTCCTCAAAGCAAGTGGAAATTCAATGATTACAGCAAGAAGAGAGCAAGAAACCGAGGAGTTGACATGGCAATTTTCAGAAGTATATGGACTGATGGGTTTGACCTCATTGAGTTTCACCGACACGAAAAGAAACAAGATAATCGCATTTTACTCAGAAGTATCGCTGTTGATGAGAACGACAACCAAGTTTGTGCTGTTTTCAATTTTACCACTAAGGAGGTGACAACCGTTTACTTGAACTGGAGGAAGAACAAACACAACAACCTTGTCTGGGAAGAGTACGACTCTTCTATCAATGTAAAAGAGGTTTTTAAAGCTTGATGTTAAGTGTGACCAAGGTAAGACCCAAACAATACAAGGAGGAATTATGATGAGAAAAACTCACAAACAACAGATTCTTGAGCTACTTCGCAAACGAGGAGCACAAGGAGCTTTCACCTCAGAATTGAAGGAGATTGGAAACCAATACACAGCTCGTATTTCTGAGTTGNCTTCAGTTGGCTACATTATTGACGCTTACAAGGTGACAGAAGGTGAATGGAGATATGTATTAACTTATGAGCCAGACCAAGAGGAAGAGAAAATGAAAGCTGAAGACTTGCTCAAACAAGCTCTCGTTGAGTTTGGTCATAACGCTGATGAGATTCTTGAAATTATTGACGCTTATGGTCTCATTGTTAAGTACAAAAATGGGAAGGTGAAAGAGTATGCAAACTCCAGAAGAAATAAAGTCACTAATTAAACGTAAGAGAAGGCAACTCGTTGTCCACTCATTTGGTTATTACCGTATGAATGACAACATTATTGATGACCACACTTTTGACGCTTGGTGTATGGAACTTGTTGAGCTTCAAAAGAAATACCCAGAGCTTGCTAAAGAAGTTGAGCTTCATGAGTATTTTGAGGACTTTGACGGTTCCACTGGCTACCACTTACCGACTCACCTCCCATGGGTTGCTGATACATGGGAGAAAATAAAACGATACCATAGGAGGGTCATAAATGGAGAATAAGGTCATTTCACACTTGGAAGGGTTAGGGTATTCCTTTGTGAGTTTCAACGCTGAGGAGAGCACTCAGAAGGCTCTCAGATTCAATGGAGAAGACTCACGAGGTATTTTCTTGGAGTTTCAGTTTACTCCAGAGGATTGCTACCTCATGGACAGAGCTGTTGGCTCAAAATATTGGGATATTCTTTGTAAGATTGATTGAAAATAGAACGATTTTGTAAACACTTCATGAAAAGAACTAATGAGTTGACTTTTGGAGTTGACAAAAAATAGTTCAATCAATAAAAAAAACAAAATAAAAAAAACATGAAGTGAAAAATGAGTTGTAACAAAATGAGTTGAAACAAAGTTGTAAAAAAGTAAGAAAAAGAGTTGTCAAGAAAAGGTTACTGAAAAGGAAAACTTACCAGTAGCTCTGTAATAGTATTGTAATATAAACTTGAAACATATGGACAAATAGGATAAGATAATTGAGAACGTCTATTCTATGTTCCATTAAAAAAAAATTTTTAAAAGTATTGACAAATTANTACCGAGTTGATACTATGGTATTACCTACTGAAGAAAGGGGCAAGATTAAATGAAACAGAAAGATGGGTTCAAAAGAGTAACGATTGACGAAATGAAAGCAAAGCGACAACAACAAGAGCTTCAAAATGCTGTCAATGAAGCTATTAGCAACCTCAACGAAACCATTGAGGAGGAAGCTGAAAAGCTTGCTCAAGAGTTGGTTGACTCTGGTTATGACGTTGATGATTTTGAGATTGACGTTGATGTGGAAGTTTCAGAGGGTAAGCTGATTGTCCATTTCAAGGTGGTTCAAGAAGCTAAGCAGTTGGTGTTTGATGTTAAGTAATTTTTTACTCATAAAGTATTACCATAGAAGTAATGTGGTGCTGGTTCAACAATAGAGCCAGCTCTCACTTGACTCCATTGGTATGACTGTGGTAATATCCTTAATGGGAGGTGATAAGATGGCAATGGAAATTCCAGCCCCATTGAGACAGCTCATAACAGAGCGAAACTCACTGAAAGCTCAGATTGATAAGCTTGACAATGATTTAGTAATGATTCAAGAGGAGAAANCTCAAGCAATTGAGAGNTATGATAAGAAGCTCAATGAGNTACAACAAAGACGAACAGTGTTAGAAACACAATGGCGACAATTCAGTGACGCTGTTGAGGTCATGTCAGCTCANTTCCAGCTTCCTCCAGACACCTCTGAGCCACCTCAATAAAAAAAGTTTTAAAAAGTTGTTGACATTGTGGTATGACCATGGTAAGATTAATTCACAGGCTAAGTAAGCCAAAACAAAACGAAAAGGAGAATGATTATTTATGACAAACCAAGAATATTTGAACGCATGGGGTAACATTGACAACGAGGAGAACAACAACAGTGGTAGCAAGCAAGANAGACCAGATTTCTTGAAGATTGACATTGGCTCTACTAAAATTCGTGTCCTTGACATGATTCCTTACAGCTATAAAGAATGGTGGTCTACTCGTGGTAATGGTGGTGAAGGTTGCTCCATTCCTCACTTTGGCAAAGATGACTTGCTTCAAGCAGAGAATGACGCTCACATGAAGAAGATTTTTGCTGAAGCTGATAAGCGAGGTTTGAAAGATAAAGCTCGGAAAGATTTCTTGCGAGACTATGGTTATAGAAAAATGCCTTGGGGTAAGCCAAAAGAAAAACACATTATTCATGTCCTTGACCGAGCAACTGGTGAAGTGAAGCTCTTGGACAAAGGAAACGGTATTTTCAAGAAGCTTAAAAAGCTGGCTCTTGACCCAGAGTATGGCGACTTACGTCAATATGATGTGACAATTGTTATGTCTGGTGACAAAAACGACTTCACAACAATTGAATATGATGTGACTCCAGCACGTCAAAACACTCCACTTACTGAGGAAGAGTTGAAGCTTTATGAGGAAAAGAAAATTGACCTCAAGAAGTTCAAGACTCCAAACATGACTCCAGAGCAAGCTCTTGCTATTGCTAAGGGTGCAACTTTCAAAGATGTTCTTGGTGACGGTTCTGACTCAGCTGAGGAAGTAGAGGAGAAGTCCAATGTGGATATGCTTCCACAAGAAGAAGAGCAAAAGCCAGCTCGTAAAGATGAGGAAGTCAATATTGACAAAGAGGAAGCTCTCACAGAGGAAGAGCTGAATGACATTGATTTTGGTTGATAATATGACCACAGTAATACAGTAGGAGGACTACTCATGAAAATAGAAAAACTGGTGGAGCTTTTCAAAGAGAAGCTCCCTCTCTCCTCCACCTCTGAAGAAGAACTGAGAAAACACATTGCTTTTCTGTTGGAGAACGGTCTGACAGAGGAGCAAATTTTTTTCTCTATCAATTACGCTTCAAAATATTTCCCTCAAGAGACCTCAAATAATTTTTCTGAGCTTGTGATTCAGAGACGTGGAGAGATTCTGAAATATTACCACATTGCAAAAGCCAAGAAGGATAGAAAAGCACTCAAGGAGAGTGAGCAAGAGTATGACCAAAAAAATTACAACAAAGGAGCTAATACACCGAGCTGGTTCAGAAAGAGCTTTGATAAGCATTTGTTTGAATAAGCCAGACCAGCTCATTTTGGCAAGCTCCAATGGTCTAATACCTTCAGACTTTGCTGTTGACGGTCATAGATACATTTGGATGGCTATGTGTTACCTTGTTGACAAAGGTGAAGAGTTAGACCCTATTTCAATTACAAATGTTTACACTGATGAAAAAGCCAATGAAGCTATTAATGAGCTTGGTGGTCTTGATTATATTGAAGCTATGAAGGCAACACCAGTGGCTCCAAACACAACCATGTTTGTTGACCATATTCGCCAAGCTTCAGCAAGAAGAGCAATATATGAGAAAGCTGAAAAACTCAAAGAAAAAGCTCTGAAGGACAATGACAGTGATATGAACGAGTTTCTCTCAGAAGCTGAAGCTGAGATAAGAGACGTGGCTATTGAGTACCAAGTTGCTCAAGATGTTCACAAGCTGGGGGATGGCATTGGAGACCGACTCAAAGCGAGACTCCTCAACCCTCAAGATGTAATTGGCTTGAAAACTGGCTGGAAAGCTTTTGACTTGGCTTCCCTTGGGTTGGTCAATGGTGAGTTGACTATTGTGGGAGCACGCTCAAAGGTTGGTAAGTCAACGGTTCTATTGAACTGGTGCAAAAAGATTTCTATTGAGGATGGTATTCCAGTCCTTTATATTGACACTGAAATGTATAAAGAGGAGCAAGAGGATAAACTTCTCTCAATGCTCTCTGGTATTCCTCACAGTGAAATACGAAATGGAATGTTTGGAAGAGACACTATAAATGGTAAAGCTCGTGAGAAAATTGCTAAAGTGCAACAAGCTTCCAAGAAACTGGCTCAAGCTCCTTTCTACCATGTTTACCTTCCAAACTTCACTCTTGAAAAGATTCAAGCTCTGGCTCGTAAATACCAGATTGAGCATGGAGTCAAGCTGATTGTATTTGATTACATTAAGCTTCCAAGCTCAAACAACAACCTTGGAGATAAAGAGTACCAAGCTCTTGGCTACCTCACAAGTGGTCTGAAGGATTTAGCTGGACAGTTACAAGTGCCAATTATTTCAGCTGTTCAACTTAACAGAGGAGCTGTTGGTAAAGAAGACATTACAGAAGCTGACATTGCTGGCTCTGACCGTATTCTCCAACTTGCAAACCGAGTTTGCTTCTTGAGACGCTCAACCGAGGAGGAATACGCTTATACTGGAGCAAGCCACCAGTTCAAGATTCACCTTCAGCG